TGCGCTTTGCCTGAGTCGCAATCTTCCCGGCCAGCCGCCAACACGCACTTCTTACGCATGACTTGACGTTGAAGCCCATCGTCTCGGCGTTCTGCAACGTCTCCTTGATGTTCGTTACCTTCGCACCCCATTTATCAGCCATGCGACTATCCCTTACGCCCCGTTGCGCCCGATTTCCGTAACGTCAAGTTTTAACTGATAGCCCTGTTCGGCAAAGGAATGAATCTTTTTCACGCCAAACTCGCGGCCATTGTCGAAATAAATACGGTCGTCCTCCTGGATGGCATACGGCCCGGCGATATGAACGAAGTAATCCGGGAGTGCGGTTGCCTTGTCATAAACGGTTCCCAAGACGCGCCCCGCCGTTGACTCGAACCGTGCCGGGACAGAACGATAGAGTATCGTCCAGGTCGTCACCTGCCCGCCGTAGCCGTCGTCGGCAGATGTGCGTCGCTTTACCGTAACCGTCGTTCCTGCCTTGGCAATCATCGAAGCATAGGACATGGGCTTACTCTTTTCCCTTGTCGGACAACACGGGTCCGGCGATTGACGCGCTCGCGCCCGAGCCCGCGCCCGGCTCAGGCTGTTCCGGCCGCTCGTACCGTTTCCGCATATCGTAAATCGTCATCTGCTTGCGCCCCTGCTTATCCATGATGGTCCGATGTTCTTCGAGGAACCGGATAGCAACGGGAATTTCCATTTTCGTGTCCGTTGTGAAATACACCCACGGCTTTCCGTCCGGACCTTTTTTAATTTCAAGCGTCAGCATAATGCGCCCTCCCCTTAGAACGAGTACGCCTTGAACGCTCCGGCTTCAGCCAGGATGTCATCCCGTATTTGCCGGAAGTCGCTGATGGAATAACTGTAGTCGCCAAGCTTCTCGCTCTGGACGTTGCGGTCTGCCTTGGATTGATCGTATTTCAGCTTCACCAACTCCAAGCACAATTGCTCCAATGCGGCCGGGATGGTCGAATACCCGGCATTGAAGTCCACAATCAAATTCTGCCGCCCCTCCGTGAATCCGCCAGGGTAATAAATCATGCCGGGGTTGCGGTCCTCATCGGCGGCAGTTGTGTCGAGATAATGCCCTTCCAGGTCGGCGTCCGGCATTTCGACATAGGCTAGGGTGGGGGAGAGGCACGAATGAGCGGCCATCGGCAGGATTTCGGGAACCTTCGTGGTTCCGTCAAGGCTGGTATAATATGCGGCCCTTGCCGAAGCCGCAGAGGTTGCGGCCGTTGCCGTCCATCCCGTTTCGGCATTAATCGCTGTGATAAGGTCGGCAATCGTAGCGGAGTCGGAAATCGTGATATCCGTTACCGCGCCGTCGGCATTTAACCGGACTTGCGTGGTATTGACTTCGACGGTAGCAAAGTTTAGGGCCGTGGTATTCTGGATTGAAAAGGCGTTTGTCCGGCCCAGTGAGACGCGCCCCAATCGCGTTACGGGGAATTGATCGAGAATGAATTGCCGTCGTCCGTTGCCGTCATAAACGCGCCGGTCATATGTGCGTGTCTTAAATTTGCGCCCCGCCCATCGCTCGATGATGTCAGTTGCCCGGTCAGCCATCAGGTCCGTTTCGTAGGTGGTATTGGTCTGCACCTGGATTTGATTCGCGGACCCAAGACACGATATCGCGCCTGTCATGGGAAGGTACGATGACGGTGACGCGCCATAATAAACCGCCCCGGCTTTCCAGGTGTAAGTCCCCGCCGGTTTAACAAGGGCATTGATTGCGGCAATAAGCGTCGTCAGGGTCGTGTAAGTGGCAAATGCCAGCGTATCGGTTCCGGCAGACGCGCCGCCGGTAAGGACAAGCGAGAGCCCGGTTGCCGTGACTTCACACGTTGCGGCCGTCGCGCCGGTTGGTGACGTGCAGTAAATCCAGAGCGCGGGCTTGGTTCCGGTATTGCCAGCATAGACCCTGGCATTGTCGCTTGTCGTTAAACAGTACGTACCGACACTCATTTGATTTTCCTTTTAGGCCGATTTCGTTTTCTGATATTGCGGACAATGGCAGACGATAGCCTTCGACGATTGCTTGCACTCGCGGGCGCAAGACAGACACTTGCGGTTTTTCTCTTTCCACCACCACGACTCGAAAGCTGCCGAATTTGCGAAATTTGGTCTATCTTGCCTCATGATTGCCTCAACGGGTCACGGACTTCCGAAAAATGCCTTTTTAAGTGATTGAAAACAAAGAAAATAAACGTGCCGTTTTTAGGGGGGTCGCTAGGGTGGTACGTGGAAAACGACCCATCGTCGCATGTTGTTATATATCAGCAACATACGCGGATACGCCGTTTTTGACGTTCGCCCCGCTACGGCGAATTTTCAAAGATATATCAAAACGCCTTTTTTCTTACTTTCCCGCCCCTTCGGATCATCTTATCGGCTGGCGCATCGTCAACCGATTTTTCGACTTGATATGCATCGCATGGTTCGCCGCAAGCCGTGCAGACATAATATCGTGTCGTCCGGCCCTTGGTTAAAACCGCCGCGTCACAACACATGCTCAAGAGGACGTGTTCCATGATGGGCCTCATTTCATACCTTCGCCGGTACATGTCGTTTCGTATTGCGGGCCTTGCGGGACGGGCTCCTGTTTCAATCGCCGTTCCATTTCCGAAAGCAACGGCCTCCAATTCTCGGCCCATACCCGCTCCCAATCGTAGGCCGCCGCAAACTCACGGGACTTGACCTTACGCTTATTCCACGCGGGTCCGCCCGCCCGCCATGCCGTATGCGCCTTTTCCAATGCGGACAGCACCGCCGATGGCTTGCACTCCCACCTATCGCAACCCGTCGGTAGCCATCGCGCATCATCCAGCGGATCGCACCCAATGAGCCAACCCGGCCCGACAAGTTCCGGCCCCGTCGTGGTAGCCGATACGATCACCGGAATCCCGCAAGCCTCAGCCTCACAAATCGGAACGCCGAAGCCCTCGCCTCGCGTAGCCAAGCACATAACGTCCATTCCGCTGTAGCACTCGGCCAACCATTCCGGACCAATGCGCCCAAGAAAATATGAGGTCTGATGCGGCCAGATGATCCACTCCGCAACGCCGATATCATGGGCAACCTTGAGTAAATTAATTGCCGTCGCAACGTGATTCTTGCCGTTGTCGAGCGTATGCAAGTACAACCTTGACTCAGGATGCCGCCCATGAAAAACCTTGAACGCCCGCATGAGCGTTATAAATCCCTTGCGGTCGTCGTCATAATTTAGCCCGACGCTCCCGATGAGAAACGTATCGTCAGTCAACCCAAACTCGGCGCGAAAGGCCGCCCGCGCCCCGGGCTTAGGCCGGAACGTCTTGGTATCAATCCCGCATGGCACGTAAAACGGCTCATGCCCGAGCCGCCGTAATTCCCGGTCCCCATGCTTCGACATGGCAACGAGGATTGACGACATGCCCGCAACCTTGCCGATGCAGTCGCTTGCAAACTCCGTGTCCACGGGAAGCCATTGGACCCATTTCTCTTTCGGGAAATGCGCCCGTTTGTCATGCAGTACCCAAGTGTCCCAAGCCGTGAGAATATAATCGAATTGCTCCGTTTCGAGCATTTCGTTTACGATCTCAATGTTCGTACCCTCGAATACTTCGTAGCCGTCGGGATGATTGCGCCAAGCAATATCCGGGTGTTTGGTTCCTAGCCTCACCGTGTGCCCGGCCGCCTGCATGCGCCGCGTTATTTCGCGGGCCTGATTACTGTATGCCGCCGTGCCATCCGGGTCCGACGTGTGAAATAAAATCCTCATGCCGTGCGCCCCTCCTTTGTCGTTAAACCGGAGCGGGGAGAGCGGCCATCATGACCGCCCGCCCCGTCCGTATCGTTTGTTATTGCCCTAGACCCTTGCGGGCCTAACTACCTACCCGTTAGCTGGGGAGGACGGCCTGGGGGTATCTGGCTCTGCCCTGCACGTGCCAGAGCTGAACCTGTTCCGTCCCGGAGGCGTTGTTCGTCGAAGCGATTGCTCCGACGTACTTGAAGCCGGACCCCATGTCCAACTCCGCACCCCTGACCTGAACCGTCAACACGCCCGTATCCGTGGTCGCCGTCGAAGTTACCGAAGTAGACGCGCTGGTAACGGTCTTGCTACCGGCCCCGGCCGTGGTCGAAGCCTGATACAAGGTCAGCGTCACAACGCTTCCCGACGCAATCCCGGAATAGGCCGCCTGCTCGATCACAACATCGTAGTTCTCGGCCCCGACAAACGCGGCCGAAGTCAACTTGTCAGATGTCTCACCGCCCAACGCGGACGAAAACCCGCCCCACGTGGTGCGATAATGCTCCGAATATTTATGAACGTTTCCCATCAAATTGCTCCTTGGTTTTTTTAGCTCGCCGTGGTCAATGTCACGAAATGGCTAAGGGTCTCGCCCCCTAAGTACGGCGTGATAGCCGCGTTCAGGATGGGTTGCCCGTCACCTCGAACGATAAACCGCCAGCAGGACTCATTCTTGAGCCAGCCGTTGGTTCCGCTCGAATAATTGACCTCACGAGACATGGATATCTCAAAGCCACGCTCTCCGATGGCGTAGCCTCCGGCAAAGTCGGCCAGAATAACATCACCCGTGGTTCCGCTGGCAGCGCATTTCTCCGTAACGATGATGGGCCGCCCGAAGGCAGTCATCCCCGCTAAGTCGATGGCCCCGAAAGCATTACTCCCGGACGTTGTGTCATTCCCCCAACTCGCCAACACGTTCTGGGATACAAGCCAAACGGCGGAGTTAATCGCTCCCGGCAGTAACCGCGAAATCATTTTCGCCAAGTCACCGGCCTTCGGCGCCCCGGAGTTGGTCGCCCGCGCAACGCTCAGCATCGCGTCGGCTTCCATAATCCCCAAGGGTTCGCCCGCCCCCGTACCCCAAATATACCGATGGTCCCAATAGAACCGCAGCGCCGCAGAGAAAAGCCGCTGCATGTAGGCTCCGAAACTCGGGGCGTCGGCCTCTAGTCTATTTGAGACAAAGGCCATGCATTCGGTATCGTGCGCCGTGAGTCCAAGATGTCCGAACGCGGGTACAACAATCGTTCCGCCCTGTTGGTAAGCCTCCGTTACATTGGAGACAATGATACCGCCGAACATAGACGATGAACGGTCGGCATCGACGACAACGGGGATGTCAACCTTATCGGTTGTCATGGGAACGATGTTGCGGCAGAGGGGGCGAACAATCGCCCCCTCCATAGCCGCGTTAATGATTTGTCTTGAAAACTCAGCGGGCACGGTGAAGCCGCCCGTTGAATCCGTACCCTCGGCAAGCGCCGTTTTCGATCTCAGCGCCGCCAACCGACCGTCAACGCTGTCTCCGGTAAAGTACTTGCGGACAGACGCAAGGTATTCGCCGAAACATGAAAAGTCAGCCGTATTAATATTCATCGCGGTCGTTCCTTGTTAGTGATATACGGACGCCCGATTAGGACGTGGCCGCCAGCGAAACAAACGGCGACAGGGAGTTGCCGTTCTTGGGCGTGAGAGCGGAAGCCAGCCACGGGCCGCCGGTCACGCGCTTCACGAACCGCCAATAGGTGACATTGGAGGTGAAGCCGACGTGAGAGGAGGCGTCAATGGTCAGCGCCGAACGGTCGCCGATGATGTAGTAGGAGAAGTCGATAAACGAAACGTCGTTGGCGCTGTAGAGCGTCGCGACTTTTTCCGTTTCGACAAAGGGACGGCCCAGGATCGTACCGGGAACGGCGTTCTGCAATCCGCCCTGGTTCTGGTTAATCCAGATCAGATTCGACCCGGCCGCAAGCGCGGCGTTGGCCGAATTGAGGGACAGCAGGGCCGGAAGCGCGGCATAATTCAGGACGTATTTGCCCTTGCCGCGAGACTTCGGGAGAATCCGAGCGTACAGGTTCAGAATGTCGCCCATATAGAGGGCGGACGTTCCTTGCCGGGTGACGGGGATCGTGCAGTCGGCATTGAAAATACCGAGCGGTTCGCCTGCGCCAGAGCCGTTGAAAAAGGCATAGTCCTCATACCAGGCCGGGACTTCGGTCAGCACTCGCTGAAGGAAGGAGGTCAACCCGACGGCATTGTCCTGCAAGAGCG